ATTAACAAAAAAAGTTACAATTATTTTATAAACACCTATATGTTAGTAAGTTGTTTATTTAAAATATTCGGTGTGAATCTATGTATTTGCGTACAACGTCATCTTTATTTGTTCTATCACGTTCTACTTTTATAGTTAAGAATCTACCGCCAACAGGTTTTATTGGTGCGCCACGTTCAACGTGCCAACCTTTTGCGCCTTCTTGATACTCTTCTTTATACGTACCTGTAATCATTAGGTGTATAGGCTTGTGACTTACATAATAGCCTTTATATGCGTTGTGGCTTAAGGTATCTCGTAAATCATTACGTGCAGAATTTTCGTGTATGTGTCCCATTGTGTAAACATCACAACCTTCGTACTTTTCTAAAGCTCGTGTTAAGTTTAAAGCACCTTTTGTAACTATACCACCGCCACCAGAACCGTGAAAGTATTTAATTTTTGTACTAAATATTTTAGTCTTGTCCATTATTTTGACAATTAACCAACCACCATAACCACCTGTCTGCACGTTTGAATTACATTTTAAATTTAGTAGATCAACAAACCTTTGTAGTATGTCTGTTTCTTGCCACTTTATTATGCCTGTTTCGTGGTTGCCGTAACCAATAACCGTTAAAATATCGGCATAAGGCTCAAACCATTCTACCGCAGTAGTTACTATTGAATCTAAATATTTTGCATTGTTGTGTTCTGGTCTTATATCTGATTTATTACGTCTGTTGTCGCCACGTCCTTGCATCAGACAAAAAAAGTCACCGTTTATCATTACAGGTATGTTTTCTTCTTTGCAGTAATCAAGGTGTTTTTTTAGTAAGTCACGGTCACACTTTGGATTGTCCCAATGTAAATCACTTAACATAGCAATTTTAGTTTCTTTGCCTTCTATTTGCAATTCGTGGACGTTGCTGCCGTGCCTTATTATCTTCATAAATACTTGTTAACTAACTTACCACCTACATACATTAAAAAACCTAATACACAAATAACTATAAGCAACAAATAATAGTTTGGTTTTCTATTCGTTTTTGCGTCGGTTTTAGCCTTTTGTACTTCTACTCTGGTAATCATTCTTATAGTGTCACGTTTTAGCTTGTATTCTATTCGTGTTTCTAACCTTGTTTTAGGTATTTCTACGTTCTTATAAAATACTATTGTGTCTTTTTGTGTGTAGAAGTGTTCGTATACAATTGTATCGTGTTTTATTACTGGTACTGAATCAATAGTTGTAATTCTTATCGTGTCGCTTGTTTTAACGACTTCTAAGCCTTTTTTAAGTGCCTTTCTATAGTGATACTTAGCCGAACAAGAAAAAAGCGTTAAAACGCAAATTATATAGATTACTTTCATTTCTCTAATTCTTGTATCATTTCAAAGTGTATCTTGGCTATCCTGTCACGTCCTTCTTCAGACATCAATAACCTACATTCAGCTTCATTAGTCATAAAAAAGTTTTCACTTAATATTGCTGGCATAGCCGTATTCTTAAGTACATAAAAATTACTTTCTTTATCTGCGTCACCGTCGCGAGTATCTTTACGCATTTTGTGTGTAGGAAATTCTGCTTGTGCTTTATTGAATAAAACTTCTGCTATTTCATCACTTTTAGTTTCGCCTACACTTGTGTATACCTCCCAACCGTTAGCAGCTTCGTCACTAAAGCCATTAGCGTGAATAGAAATATAAATACAAGGTTTATCCGTGTTTCTGTAGATTTCGTTGGCTTGACTTGTTCTGGTGCTTAAAGGTATATCTACATTCGTATCTACTAAATTAACATAGTCTATGTTAGCTTTTTCGCACATAGCAACTAAACGCTTTACTATTGCACGATTAAATTCGCCTTCGAATAATTGTGAACCGTCGTCCCATATCGGTGAACGCTTACCAGCCGTTTGGTAAACACCGTCTATAATTCCACCGTGACCGTTATCAAATATGTACAAGTTTTTACTATCTGACTTTATCGGTTGTCGGCAGCATTTACATATCTTCATTTTTTTTGATGTTTTTAAAGTCTTGTGTAACTTCTTTAGCACGCGCAAACAAGTTTTTAAGCGCACTCCAAATGTCCTTTTGATAAATAGCACGATAATTTTCATTAATACTAACTACTTCAATAGAAACAAGTGTAAGTGCTAAAACTTTAGTAACTAACATTTCGATGCTAAAGAAAGAATATACTATTTCATTAACTAAAAAATAATCAATTAAATAGAATAGTATAACTGTAGCTTCGTAAAGTAGAATCTTTGAAATGATTGCCGAAAGTTTACGACTTGTGATCGGTTGTTTAAGTTTACGTGACTTATAAATACCTGTAACTGTGTCAAGTAATACTGCCGCTGCGATAAGAATTAGAATACCAACTATAGGTAAAAAAAACGAAAAAATGATTGCCATTAGCTTTGATAGATTGAGTTTAATTTTTGTTATTAAAAGTAAGACTTGTGTTTTCATTTTATAGTTGTTCGTTTAAGATATAAGTCATATAAATTAATAGATAAGCACCAAGCAACTTTACGTGTAATTCTGTATCTGTTACTATCATAACAAAGCCAGACGCATAACCGAATACAAAATATAATATTGCAAGTGCGTTAGTGTGCATTATTCTACAGGTTCTGGTTCACTCCATTCTGCCGTAGCCATAAGTGCCAAAGCTTCTTGGTGTGTTAATTCAGAAACAGGCACAACACTACCGTCACTTATAAATGTTGGTTCTGTATTCCACTTAATTACAAATTCAGTTCCAGCTAAATTGTATCTTAAAGTGTCTGCGCTTGTTTCTCCTATTTGGTCAAAATCTATGTTTGCCAAATCACTTGTTTGTATTATTGCGTAATGTTCAAATCCGTGCATTTTATTTTTATTTTAATTCGTGTTTATGTAGGTACATCAGTTGACCTTACTACTGTATTATCTAATACTCCGTCATTACCACCACTACCACTATCTGTTGCCGTTGTGCCTGTGCCTTCAAATCTGTACCAATGCAAAGGCGAATAAGTGCTTAAATCTACAGGTGATGAACCTATAGAACTGGCTATTGAACTTTGGTCACTATTCCATATTGCAACCTCGTCAATGTATCCTGTAAACTCCCAACCAGATGCAGTAGAAATATTACCTATTCTTGCGTTGCCCGTGCTTGTAATATTAGCACCTCCTAAAGCATTTGAATTATTCAAAGTGCCGTCAATATATAATTTTAGATTAGTGCCGTCATTTACTCCTAAAACGTGATGCCATTGGTTATCGTTAAATGTAGATGTACTCGTGACGTTTCTAAATACATTGCCAGAATCTCTATGTTGCAAATTTATTAGATTGTTTTGTACATATATTCCGTACTTATTACCGCACCCACTAAAAGCATAACCTTGAATGATTGAACTAAATTTTATCCATACGCTAATACTAAAATTTCCAGATATTTGTAAACTGCTTGGATTACTTAATTCGACGTGTGCGTCTATGCCATCATATTGCGTGCTTTGAGTATTTGTAAACGCACCACTACTACCTGTTAAGTTAGTTTCAGGTGACCAACTATCTGCACACACTTCGCCAAAGTCTATTGTGTTATTTGTTGGTGCTTTACCGAAGCCATTAGTATTATTAACTGCACCTTGTCCATATCCTATTGTATTTGCCATATTATTCTCTTATTACTACTTGAAAATCACTTACTAACATATCGTCATTAGAATTCGTGTTTTCAACGTACAATTCTATATAATCATTTGCACTCATTAACACACCATATACCAAACTTAAAGCACCTGTTGCGTCTGCTTCTACTTGTGTTTCACTACCAGCTAATTGTGAGCCGTTTTTATAAAAATAAAACGAATACGGATCAGTACCAGCACCTTGTTTTTCATAAGATAGTGAAGCGTGAATACTTACAAAAACACTTTTAGTGCCTGTATATGTAGCACGACCTGTTGAACTTACAGAATAACGGACACCACTTTGTAAAGTAGGTGCAGAACCACCAGTTCCTACACTTACTATAGCTGGTGTATTTGCCGTTAAAGGTGTGCTTGTAGTGTTGCCTATCATTGTCATTACTGCACCACTTGTAGAATTTAATAAGCCTTGATTCGTCATTACGTCAAACGTGTTTGTGTACGTCTGCGAATAGTCAGGTAAACTACTTACTACAGGTAAAAACAATTCACCTGTTGATAATCCTACATCTATAAAAGTATTAGAACTTATAGTACCAAAAGAAGTTGTACTTGATGAACTTATTTCTATTCCGTTTTGTGTTTGTTCTGGGTGTACTATTGAACTATTGATATTTATAACTGCAAAACCTACATTGTCAACACCATTTGCAAGCAATTCAATCATAGAAGCCGTAGAATAAGTTGTTGCCGTAGCTTCGTCATACCAATTATACATCTCGCAAGAACTAATTTCAAGGTGTCTAACGTCTTTAAATTGAAAGCCTATAGTTCCCGTACCATACCAGCACAAAGTGTTGTTTAAATCGACTAACTCAAAACCTGTAACCGTCATTATATCATAACAACCTCTAAACTCACAACCGAAAATCTGCAATACTTTAGTTCTGCCGTAGTTATTAGCACTTACTCCAGCCGTATAATTAGTAGCGTCAAGTATTTTACCTGTTGTTACGGTGTTAAATCCTACATTCTGAACGGTAAAATCTACGTCGCTTATATCTAATAAAGTACCTGTGCCTGTATATTGTATTATATCTTTTGTTCTATCAAGACCTATAATCTTTGAACCGTCATTACTAATCGTGATAGTACTGCCTACTCTAATTAAACCACGAATTACATAAGTAGTGTTAGCCGCTAAAGTACTTGGTAAGTGCGTATTGTCGGTTACTTCTACAATATTAGTGCTATTAGCTATGCGAATTATTTGACCACTTGTAAAAGTCAAACTATCGGTTATTGTAGCCGTTCTTGTAGTGCCTACAGTACCGTCAGCAGTGTATAATGATTCAGCACTTACTGCCGTTATTTCTGCACCTGTAATATACTTTGAATTAAAGCCACCAGCACCGTCACTTTCTGCGATCACAAATCTATCCGTGTTTGCGATGTTATCACCTTTTGCCGTTAAATCACTTATTTTTATTTCTGCCATAGTATTTAGTTAAGAAAGCTTTAAGTTTCTTTACGTTCTTTTCTTTCGGTTTATACTTTATATTACCCATCCGCTAAAATCATTGTAAGTATTACTATTCATATCCGCGCCACTATTCGAATTATATTCTGGAAACAAGTTATTGTTTTGACATATATAGTCTATAAATCTTTGTTTATAGTGTTGGTACGTTTTTCTTTCGCGTTCAATCATATAGTCAACTTCTTCTTTACTTACCGTTTCTGCGGCTTCACTACTTTTCTTATAAATACCTTGATTAGCTATAGTGTATGCCAAATAAGGTAAAGCTTCTAACATAGCTGCGTGAATTAAACAAGGTTTTATGTATGTATTAAGAAGTGACAAATAAGGTTCTTCAAGTGTGTCTGCAATTATATCGGCTTGTATTTTTTCAAGTAAGTCTGTGCCTAACATACCTTGAATATGAATGTCTTGTGCAATTGCGACAAATTGAACAAACTTGTCACTATCTAAATTGCCGTTTAGTGCCGTAAATCTTTTAATGTCCGTGTTTGTGACTAATAGTGCCTTCATTATTCCCAAAATTTTCTTGTTGCTGGGTTATTAGGTGAATAACCTTTTGTAATTGTGTTTGCTGGTTCTGTACTTGCTTGCTTCCAAGTTGGGTCATTTACTACATATCCGTATTTTTTACCTATTGCTTCAGTTATTTCAGAAACCTTTGGCGAACCTAAAGGCGCTTTTTTATCAAAGCTTACATACGTTCTACGCTTCCATTTATGTTTACAACGTGCGCCTCCAGAATGTAACCAAATGCTATATTCGTTGCTGCCAAATTCACCAAAACCTGGGTTTGCTGGTTGCGTTGTTAAGGCAAGTATGTCTTCTTTTCTATAAACTTTTTGCGCACGCATCATAGCACGGCAAAATTTTCTTTGTGGTGCTGGATTACCTGTGTATTGATAACGCACTTTAAAAAACAAACCGTCTACTTCTTCATCTTGTTCTGAAGTTTTATTTGGTGCTGCACGTCCTGTTCTTAACAACTTAACTATTTTAGAAAGTGTTGTTTCTTTCGGTTTTAGTTCTTTTGAAAGTTCTTCTAATTGTGCGTCAAAACCTTCTTCTAAATCAAAGTCAACTTCGCGTTCATCTATGCACATAAAACCGTCTTGGTCTATTTCTTCACCTTTAGAAATAAATTCTTGTAAAACTGGATTTAAGGCACTTAATTCTAAACCTGTTTCTTCTTGTACTTGTTCTTCAGTAGCTGCGTTTTCTAAATCGGTAAATTCTAAAGGTTTTAACGTTCTAAAAAACAAATTAAGGCTTACGCCATTGAAAGCTAAAATATGTTCAAAGGCATCAAGTAAAAGTTCTTGAAAAGGTAAAATACAAAGGTTGTTAAATAATACAAAACTGTCTTTTAATTCGTCACTATTTGAACTAAAGCCGTTAGAACTTGCTATACCAAAAAGTAAAGGCGAAGTAACATTATGCGATAACATAATTTTTCTTAAACATTCTTCTGCCAAAGTTGCATACAAGTCTGGTGCATCTGCCACCTGAACTGAATCTACTGTTGTACGTGTTTCGACATTGTTATTGAAACTAACTATAACCTTTTGACCGTTTGTGCCTGACAATTGATTTAAAATCTTGTTTTTAATTGTGTGCATTTGTTCTTCCGAAGGTACTCCATTATTCATCTGGATAATTTGGC